CAACAAAACTTTCATATCGCCGGGATATAATCCGATACAAGCAATCAATTACTTAGCAAAACGTGCGTGTGCTACAGGTGATTACTATTTATTTTTCGAACGTGCGGCGAACGGATTTCGTAGTAATGGTATGAAAGTGTTCGCTGGAATCAAAAATCTTAGAGACCTCTCGAAAAAATCATCACCTAACTTTACGGAAGAAGGTATCTATAGAATATCATATTCACCTCAATTTGATTACGTTGTTCCAGCAGGCGCTGAAACATATATGAAAACTGAGTTTGTCGAACTACAAAATAACTTCAATCATATCACAAATATGAATAAGGGGTTATATAAAAGTAAAGTTTCTACAGTCAATATAGCAAAACGTTCATACAAATCTTCATTATTCGATTATACTCAAGGCCAAAGCGATTTCTACGTCAATGGATTATTGGCAGAAAAAAGTGTATTTGGTAACTACAGCGGAATTCAAGGACTTCCTGGTGAGCGCCTAGTCATTCCAGCAATCAACGATCCGGTTCATATGAAAGCGGATTGGGTAAAGAATGATATGAACGGCGCATTACTAATGTCCGGTATCAGAATCAACGTAGGAGTTCCAGGTAGTGTCAACTCCGTAGGCTCAGGTGATATTGTCTATCTAAGTTTACCTAGCGATTTTTCTCATTCGTTAGATTTGTCTACCTCAGAAGTTCCAGAGAATAATATGTACTCCGGAAAATATTTCGTTACTGCGTGTAGACATATTATTACTCCAACATCTTATAAAAAACATTTGGAATTAGCTAGAGCATCTGTTCGAGAGTCACTAAAAGGTGAAATTGGATTAGTGGCGGGTAAGGATTATCGACCGACACCGGAAGAATTGTACATTGACACTGCAGTGAAAGTCGGGAGTGACAGTCCATTTACTACATTTACTCCGTATGAGCCAACAAGAGAAGGCGACGGACCAACCAACCCTGCTGCAGATAGTTCGCAGTCTACATACACTGACGCAGAGTTGGATAATATAGTAGTAGAAGAACCTCCATTTACTCCAGACGAAAGAGGCGTTGTAACTCCGGAAATTGATCCTGATATTTTAGCAAATCTTCCTTCAGCCGAAGAAATTCAAGCGCTGATTGCACAGAGTTTAGCTGGAATAAATATTTTAGGAGCGGGGATTGAAAACTGGTCCCCAATCAATTTGGGAAATTTGAACATACAGCAAATTGCAAGAAATGCTCAAACACAAGTTACATATTCTCCGACAACTATTAGACGTGCGGTTGTTCCAAGAGACATTAGATTTACGCTTGAAGATAGACTTAGAGAAGATTATAATACTAGATTTGATTTTACAGATAAAAGATTTGCCAATCTTAGTGGAACTGTAGACGAGAGATTTACAACAACAATCAAAGACTTTACTGGATATATAAATGAAACTAATGCTAACGCATTGGCTAGGGAAAGTGATTTATATAATGATCTGACAAAATATGTAGGTGTGAAAGTAGGTAATTTGGCTAATGCGGATGATGTAGCCGCAGCAGTGAAAGGTCTAAGAGATCAAATTCCAGCAGAAATGACATCAAGACAAGTCGAAGCGATTATAGGAAACTATGTGAACGAAAGTAAGATTCCAAATCTGGGCGAGATTGAAAGCCTTGTTGCTAATGCGACATCAATCGCTATTCCGGATGCTGGAGTTTTGGCTAACAGCTTGATGGCTGGTTTAGCAGCCTCAGTGAAGAAAGCGGTTGCCGCCGGAGTTAAAGATCTTGGTTTGGATATCGATGCTGAGAAATTAGCCGCAGGTATTGCGGATACTATCAAGTCTGATGGTACCGCTGCGGTGGAAGAAGCAGCACAAGAAGTTTTTGATAACTCTAAAGCTAAATTGAAGAAAAATAATGGAACGGGCGGAGAAGTAGGGTAATGTTTTTAGGAAGAGACGATTTTGTTTGGTGGATGGGTGTTGTTGAAGACAACTATGACCCATATCTTTTAGGTCGTGTTCAAGTGCGAATATTTGGATATCATCCTCCCAAGCACACGGATGAAATTCCGACAAAAGATCTTCCGTGGGCAGTCTGCATTCATTCCCCAAATGTCATGGGCGCTTACGGTCGACCTGAAATTGGAGACTGGGTTGTAGGATTTTTCTTAGACGGTCGTGATTCACAAGAACCTTTAGTCTTTGGAATTCTTCCAGGCAACACAATATCAAATCTAGGTGAAGAAGGATTTGAATGGTCCGCTCCAAGTGATGTTACATATCCAGCAATATACTTCAATGAAAATATTGAATCGGATACAAATAGGAACAGTTACACACAAGCCATCAAAGATGCAGTTCGATTTGTTTTAGATCCTGAAGGTGGAATTACTCAGCAACCTAGAGTTGAGTTATCCATTCCAAATAAATTTGTCCGATTGGATATGTATTCCGATTCAATATATCCTGAAGTGCCAGATGTTATTTCCGATTATCTAATTTTGGAAAATGGAATCAAAACAGTTTTTGCAAAAAGCGATATCAACGACGGCTCAATGACGATGACTATTCCAGGCAACGGACAAATAAATTTTGTTGCCCAAGGAAAAGTCAATGAAGCAAATAACACAGCAGAAGGCGGGCACATCACACTAACGTCTAAGTTTGGTAACATCATCACAACTACAGATAAAGGAAGTATTCAGCTTATCAACACTTCCGGAAACTTGGCGTTAGTTGGGGGAACTGAAACCTCTAAAATTACACTTACAAACGACAAAGGATCTATTTCAATAACCAACAACGAAGGGCCTATTGGAATAAAAACAACAGGTGGTGGTAATATTTTATTATCAACATCATATAACGATAGCTCTACCGATGCAAATGCAGGAGACTACTTAGTCGATACCAGAAACTATTACGGCACAATAACACAGAATCTTGTGTTTGCATCTGGTGGAACAACAACACTTTCTTCTAAGGGGGCGATGAACGTTTCATCTACTGAAAATAACACAACAGTAGCATCACCTCAAGGAAGTACGTCAGTAACTTCTAGTGGAAATACTAGTGTAATTGGAAATACTGCAGTGCTAATATCGTCGGGGAGTGATATTGCGGTTGCAGGAACGGTGGATACCGAATCTCTGAACTACCCCTTGCTGGAAACATTGAGAGACATCTTGGCTTCACTCGATGACTTGAATACTCGTGTCACCGATATAGAAAACTCATTAGGACCATAAGAGTTGTTATAAATAGAATAAATGAAACGGCTACACTGTAATTATACACAATGTCAAGCAAATGTCAAGTGTTTTTTGTAATTTTTTAAGGAAATATTATGGACAATCACGAAATTTTAGTAAATTTGTTCGAGACTTATTTACAAGAACGAGAAAAGTTTTTCACTAAAGGCGTCAAAGTATCGGCGACAAGGGCAAGGAAAGCCCTATCAGAAATCGCTAAAGTAACTAAAGAACTAAGAAAAGAGATTCAAGAAGCTAAACAATAATGGCTAAAATATATTCGGATCTAGCGCTAAGCTTTGTTGCAAATCCCAACACTGGAGACGTAACTCCAGTAACGAATGAGCGGTCGGTAAAACTTGCTCTTCGAAATTTGTTGGCTACGGATATTGGAACAAGACCTTATGATCCTGAATATGGTGTTAATCTAAAAAGATATTTGTTCAAACAAGCTGATGCGCTCACTGAAGTTGATATCATTGAAGAGATACACGATGCTATAAAAATATTTGAGCCTAGAGCTATTGTGCAAGCAATTGAAGCGAACGTTGTAGATTACGGGATTGAGGTTACCGTAGAGTTCAGAGTAAAAGATACTGGAGTTTTCCAAACATTAGAAACGTTAATAAGCAGAGTCTAAAATGGCAGAAGAAAATAATTTAAAACTAGACGGGCTAGAGTTCTTTGACATCAAGCAAAACTTGAAAGCCTATATGAAAGGGCAGTCGCAGTTTCAAGATTATAACTTTGACGCTTCTGGTATGTCTACGCTACTAGATTTGCTGTCGTATAATACATACTACAATATGTTTTATACTAACATGGCATTCAACGAAGCGTTTATTGAAACTGCTCAGAAAAGATCTTCTGTTGTTAATTTAGCTGCAGCGCTTGGATACACCCCTAGGTCTACGACATCTGCAAAAATTAAAGGATCTCTCACAGTGTCTGTCAGTGGGACTGCATTTGGAAATGTGACAGTTCCTTACGGAACACGATTCAGTTCTGTTGTTGACGGTGTAACATATTACTTTGTCAATCTAGAGCCTGTTACGATTTTCCCGTCAAATGGTATCTACAGCACAGATTCTATAACATTGACCGAAGGGATAATTACGACTGAAACTTACGTTTATGATGTGAACAATCCGAATCAAAAATTTCTGCTAAACAATTCGGAAGCAGACATATCAACGCTTGTCGTAAAAACAGAACTTTCTTCTACAAACGCAACATCACAAGGTTGGACACGATCTGACCAAATTGTAAATCTGAATCGTGAATCTTATGCATACTATATCAAGGAAACTGATGACGGAAAGTATGAAGTTAAATTTGGCGACGGACTTATCAGCCAAGCGCTTGCAGACGGTAATGTCATAAAGTTAACATATGTTGTTTCTAAAGGCGCTGCGGGTAATGGTATTCTAAATTTATCTTTGATGTCAGATCCATCTAATCTTCAGGTGTCCGGAGCTTCAATTGTTGCCGCAGCTTTCACAGCATCTCAGTTCTCCCTTGGTGGGCAAGATAAAGAAAGCATCGAAACAATACGCTTCAATGCACCTAGAGCGAACACCGCACAGAATAGAGCGGTGACCGCCGAAGATTTTCAGACAATTCTAGTGAATCAACCTAATGTCGATTCGGTACTCGTATGGGGTGGAGAAGACAACGATCCACCCGCTTACGGAAAAGTTTTTATTGCTGTTCGACCTACCATTGGAGAGGTTCTAACCGAAACTGAAAAGTTGAATCTAATCAATGGTGTTATTAATCCTAAGAAAAGCTTGACAGTTTCAACCGAAATCGTTGATGCTGAGTTCATTTATGTTAGCGTTGATATCAATGCATCCTATGATCCAGAAAAAATTATTGCTTCAGAAGCAAGCCTAAAAGAAACTATTTTCAATACCGTTAAGACATACAACGCCGAAAAGTTGAATAAATTTTCTCGATATTTCCGCTACTCAGAATTGGTAAGACTTATAGATTATTCGGACAGATCTATTTTGAGCAGCGATATTACTGTTAAGATGAAAAAGCGTTTTAGTGTTCAGCTAGGATCGTCGGTGCAGTATATTATTAACTTTTCTAATCCCATTCAAAATACGACTGCTGATAGACCTTCTACACATCCTTTTGGTGCAGGAAACCAAGTCACTTCTACTGCATTTTCTTATGGTGGCTACGATAATTGCTTCTTGGAAGAGAACGGTGGGATTATGAGAATATATCGAGTTAGTGCTGAAGGTGTAATTATCGGTGTCGCACAAAACGTAGGATCTATTAATTATAATAGCGGGCAAATTATTCTGGATGACTTCAAACCCACAGCAATTGCTGCGGGCGGTGTTACGCTTGAGCTTATTGCTAATCCTGCTTCAAGAGATATTTTACCACTTAGGGGACAGATTGTAAACATTCGTAACGGTGATATTCGTGTTGCTGTGACTAACGATAAAGACATCAGTTTGACAAGAAGATAGGTCGATGCTCAATAGCCTGCAAAAAAAGCCTTCGCTAAAATTAGAAAGTTTAATACCCGATTTAGATAACGAAAACTTTCTAAAATTTATAGAAGCGTACTATAAGTGGATGGAAAGCACCAAGCTTACGTACATCCAATCTACGGGTACGTTCACTGCGGGCAACACTGTTGTTGGTCAAGAATCTAATGCAGTGGGTATTGTAAAATATGTTTCTAATGAATATCTTGTTGTTGAAGTCAGATCTGAGGAAGGTTTTTACAACACAGAAGAGATTGTAGAGTCCCAATCTGGTATCGAAGCAACGCTAACAAAAGCAAAAGACAATGTTATTCGTGCTGCGAATAACCTAGTAAAAAATAAAACTTTTCAATATGCATCTGGAGATTATTGGGAATACCTTAAAAACGAACTGAATGATTCTGTTCCATCAACAACTTCAGCCCAAAGAAGACTTATCGCAGAAAGAATGCGAGAATTCTATACGTCTAAGAGTAGTGAAGCTGCATATGAGTTTTTTTTCAAAGCATTTTTCAACAGCGAAGTCGTATTCAGATATCCAGGTGAAGAACTTCTAAGGGTATCTGACGGTAGATTCGAGCAGCTTTCTATTCTTCGTATCGAAACTACATACGAAGATCCAATTGAAGGAACACAACAAGTTGATCCTTTTGTTTTCTTGAATAGAACAATTCGAGGTGATAATAGCCAAGCTGTGGCTAACGTAATCAATGTTATCGGCACAGCATTACAGGGCGTTGATTACTACGAACTCAGATTATCTTTAGTATCTGGAGAATTTTTACCTCAAGAAAAAATTCGAATTATTGGTGAAGAAGAATCTCAAGCCGATCTTTTTGGTATTATTGCTAGAGTAGATATTGTAGATGGAGGTTCTGGATATTCAGTCGGCGATCCAATTACAATTACTTCTGGATTTGTATCTGGAACCGATTTAGAATTTCCTAGTATCGGAAACGGGATTATTCTAAGATCCTATGACGGCACTGATTTATCATTATATGAAGCTGGCGATGTCATTTCTATTTCGGGAACTTCTGTAACTTCTTTAGCGACTGTGGCTGACAATCTTTTAGAAGATAATCAACTTGTTGTCGCATCGACTGCCGGATTTAACGCAGGATCTTTTATATCTGATGGCGGAATTCATATTACGGAAGGCACAACTATTGTAAGTGTCGATGATGCAACTACACTCACACTTTCTCAAGATAAAACTGCGTTTGCCTCAGATCGTTCTATAATATGTTTCAATAACGATAGAGATTATACCGTCGTTTCTGCAACATCAACTACTATAGAAATTGAAGGTGTTGCTGGTGGCGATGAGCAAGACTTTTTCGATTATGATTATCAACCTGCAGCAGGACCTCTGATTTCAATTCAAGCTGAAGGCGCTGGCTTTGGTGCATTAGCGTATGTGTCTTCTATCGATAGTGGTGGTATCGGAGAAATAACAATTGCAAATCCAGGTTACGGATATCAATCCGGAACTCGACTGACAATTGATAATGGAATTACCGGTGGAACAGGATTGGTCGCTGAAGTTGGTGATATTATAGATCCATACACAATAACCGATGGACTGTCCACTTATACGGTTGGAGAGATTGGAAGTATTATTGTTAGGAATAGAGGAACAGGCTATATTTCAATCCCAACAATTACATTAGTGGACGATGTGATTTCGAACATTGGTGCAATAAATTCTAAAGTCGTAACTATCGTTAATCCTGGCACCGGATATTCTATCGGAGACGTGCTGACAATTACTGCGCCGACAGATCCTCTAGGAACAACACCATCCGCTATCGTATCCAAGATTGATTCTGATGATGCAATTATTTTTGAAGATGGTGATTCTATTTTACTTGAAGGTGAAGATTCTCTTGGGTATTCTCAAGAGGCACTAATTGAAGACGGATCGCCGGACACTGGATCAATTGTTGCGATAGAATTTTCATCAACCGGATATGGTAGTGGGTATACTAATAATGATCTACCTACCATCACAGCAACAACTGGTAACAATGATGCAGCATTCACTGTAAATAATATTTTAGGAACGTCTGGTACAGTAAGCGTAGCAAATGTTCAAGAAGGTATAGGTCTTGGTGCGATAAGACAAATAGATATAGAAAATTCTGGATTGAGATATGCAGATGCGGTTGCATCAACAACAACGGGTAATGGAGATGCAATTCTAACTCCTGCCATATCCGGTATCGCAATAACTCCTGGTCAGTTTCTAACAACCGACGGATTGCTCAATGACAGAATTATTCAAGATTCATATTTTTTCCAAGATTTTTCTTATGTTCTTAGGACAGGTACACAGTTCAATCAATACTCTAAAGTACTAAAAGAATTACTGCATCCTGCGGGAACTGAATTTTTTGGAGAAATTCTTTTCACATCTTTTATTTCTGTTACTCCAGAATTTTATTCTCAAATCAGACCTGAAGCGGCAATCACAAGAATTGTTTTCTTGGAAGAGTTACTCTCATTTACAGGGGCGACATACAGCACTATTGATATTCTTAAGTTTATCATTCCAGAAAATGTAATCGACGTTGTTTCAGATGCTACCGTAACTGAAATGAATGTTGAAATTCAGCTTGTCAAAAATGCCGAACTGAACTATCATTCTGCGCCTGTCGAAGTTGAAATGCAATTGGATTTGTCTGCCCAATCTTTAGCAGGACCATCTTATTTGAGAAGACATTTGGACATTCAGAGTGGAATTGATGTCTTCTCAAATAACATTCAAGAATATCAAATAGAAATTGCGCCCAGTGTTGCGAGTACCTCATTGAATTATAGGGACACCGAAGTTGAAATTGATTTTGAAATACTCTCAACATCGTCGCTAAATATCCACACGGAAATTTCTCCAGAACTTGCTATCTCTAATCTAGTTTCTGTAAGTAATGCTTTTGATTTGACGGAATACAATATTGAGATTAGAAGTTTTGGCTCAGTGTCTTCTCAATACTATAAAGACACTGCTGTAGAAGTAGAATTCCAGATACCTTTTGTGTCACCTTTAAGTGTGTACACATCAGATATTGACATAGAAATTGGTGTTACAACATTTGCGAGCGTTAGTACTTTAGCAACGCAAGAATATCAAATAGAAATTGCTCCCGAAAAGTCTATTGCAAATGTTAGCTATAGGGACACTGAAACAAAATTACAAATCAATCCATATATCTTAGCAGCAATTACACCACAAGATATTAGATTGCAGAGATTTGTAGACATAGAAACAGATCTTGCTTACATTGCTGTTTCTCCGTCCATTGAAATTCAGCCTATAGTAGAAACATTTGTTACTACTAATGGCAATCCGACATTCAATGAGACTACAATAGATTGTATCAATCTACTTAATGTCGGAAAAGTTGTACCTGTAACAAACGAAACAGTGGTGCGTGTAGGAACTACTGCACACACTCCCCCAGAAACAGTTATACCTGCAAGTACGATAACGTATGGTGAACTGCAGTTATGGCCGTTTAGGAATGATCCAATATCAAATTGGCAAAATATTGCGTTTGATGATATATATCCAGGTGGAAGAACTGTAATGACACAAGTTGCAATTACTGGAACTGTGTCGGTTTCTGGGACAACTGTTACGGGGAGTGGTACGTCGTTTACGGAAGAATTTGTGGCCACACAATCTTTGATTATAGATAATGAAGAGTTTATCATTACTAGCATCACCGACGATACTACCTTAGAAATTAATGTGGTTCCAACAGGTTCTTATACCAATGTTGCCGCATATAGAGAATTTATATTATAAATAATACACTTATCGAGTAATTACTTAAGGAGATAATTATGCCTGCTATAGCAACAAGTAAATTTAGAGTGCATAACGCCGAGCAGTTTTTGGAAGCTTTTAGTGAGGCTGCGCCGACTAACATGTACTTTTATATTGGTGGTGTTTCACCTTTTGCGGATGATAACAATCCACCTACCCCAACAAATGACACGGACAGCATCGAATTTGTGCCTTGGAGAGATTCTATCGCCGCAAAGCGTGTAAAAACTGATGATGTCATCCAAGTTGTAGATCGTTATAACTGGACTTCTGGTGTTGTATACGATTATTATGATGATAAAGATACTGATCTTCTTGATGATGATTTTTATGTCATGACAGAAGATTATCGAGTTTATAAGTGCTTGTGGAACGCTGCTGGTGCTGGATCTACTGTTAAGCCTGACTTGACCACGACAGCGCCTTTCACTACTGGTGATGGCTATTTGTGGAAGTATATGTATACGATCACTACAGCAGAAGCTTTGAAGTTTTTGACTAATGACTTTATGCCTGTACGTACAGACACAACCGTTAGCGCTGCAGCAATCGACGGCGGTATTCACGTAATCAAAGTAACCAATGGCGGTTCTGGATACACAACAGCAACCGTTTCAGTTGACGGTGATGGTACTGGCGTTGTTGCATCTGCCACACTTAACGCCGGTGCTGTAGAATCGATTACGATCTCTCCAGGCGATGAAGGCTCAGGTTATACATTTGCAAACGTAACCATTACCGGCGACGGAACAAATGCTACAGCACAAGCTGTTATTAGCCCACGTGGTGGTCATGGTTCAAACGCACCAGAAGAGCTTGGTGGTAAGTTTGTCATGTTGAACATTCGTCTTGATGGTAACGAAGGTGGTGCAGTTTCAACTGAAAACGATTTCCGCAAAGTTGGTCTGATTCGTGATCCTATCGATGATGACACTTCTCTTGTAGCTACAGGTGATGTATATCGTCAAACATATCGTTATACGCTAGGTTCGCTTGGTGGTACTGGCACATTTGCTCAAGACGAGACTGTTACAGTTGGCGATTCGACTGCTGAAGTAATCGAATGGGATTCGGTAAACAATTATTTGTACACTTCTATTCCTTTACCTGACGTTGCAGATTTTGCCAATTTGGCTAGCCTGTCCTCATCTGGTGGTGGAACGGGCCAGATCACTGCAATTGATGCACCAGGGCTTCAAGCATACACTGGCGATGTTCTTTACATCGAAAATCGTAGCCCAATTTCACGAGCTACGGATCAGATTGAGGATGTGAAACTGATTATTGAATTCTAATTCAATTTTATAAAGAAGAGAAAAAAAGATGTCAAATCCAGGCGGTATTAACCTAAACATCAGTCCTTATTATGATGATTACGATGAGGATAAGAAGTTTGCTAGGATTCTTTTTAGACCTAGTTATGCTGTCCAAGCACGAGAGTTAACACAATCTCAAAGCATTCAGCAGAAACAAATCGAAAGATTTGCAAACTTCTTTTTCAAGCAAGGTTCGATTATTGAGGGTTGTGAGCAGACACTAGACTTGAACTTACCTTATGTGAAAGTTCAACCAACTTATGCTGATCTGCTTACGCCCGCTACTCAAACAGTAGCAGTTGCGAACTTTACTGAAAAGGAAATCGTCGGATCTCAAACAGGCATTCGTGCTTATGTTGGTATCACTTCGGATTTGACATCTACTGATCCAAAAACATTTTTTATTAACTACCTGTCAAATGGTGCGATAAAAATTAGAATCAGCGATTCAACTTTTCCTACAGCAAATTTT